ATAAAATCCCACAATTGTTCAAAAATACCCCTAGCAGGAGCAAGAACTTTATTTGCTACTTTCTTAATACCATCAAATTTTGATTTCTCTAAATCCTTCTCCGATTTTCCTCTTTTTCCCTTTTCTAATTCCTTTCTCTCATCCTCTGATCTTTTTTGCTCAAATTTTTTCCTATCTTTAAATACATTCAACATCCCATTAACATTATCAGCAATACCTTGAAGAAAGCTTTTTTTCTTAGGAGAAGGCAACTTATCACCTACAGTATCACCTGTCTTCTGCTCACGTTGAGATTTTAATATATTTGTTAAACTAGTAATCTTCCTAGCATTTAGTGTACTGAGTTTCTCTACCTTACCTAATCTAATAACAACTCTCCTGCCAATATTTGCCACCCTACCAATTGGAGTTTCACCACCAACTGCTCCTAATGCAGGGCTGCCTTCCATCAACTTAGAAGCTCCTTTAATCTTAGCTCCCGTAGTAGTTGTTGTTTTTTCTGATATTGTTTTGGTATCAGGATAATGATCAGGCATTAGCTCTGCGTTGTTTCTCTTTTAATTCTTCCTCTTCAAGATGTTGTTGAAGAAGACCCACATAAATGTCTCGTTCCCAAGGCATCATATTTTCAATCTCTGTTAAGCTATATTTATGGTACTGAATCAACGCAAAATTTAACCTAAAGTAGCTCTCCAGATTCATATGGGTCATCGCTACGCGAAAAAAGACGCTAAGCCCTCCAATACAACTTCACTTTCAACTTTAGTTTTAGGATTAGTAATAGTAACAGTATGCTTTAACTTAGGCATTGTCTCAAAAAACTTCTCAATCTCCTTAAACTGCGATGAATTCATTGACTCAAGAAAATCATTCATTTCTTTCTTGGTACAATCAGCAGTTGCCCAAACTTCCTCTTCATTATAAATTTTATCAATACAAGATGCAATCAACTGGAATGACTGATCCATTTGATTTTTATCATTAAACTCAAAATTACTCTTAATAAATTCATCTAATGAAGGATACTTCAATTCCATCATCAAACTATCATCAAGTTTGATTTGATTTGTATGCTCTTCATTCTTTTGGATTTGAATATCATCCAAATCAATCTTTATAGGAACTTCTGTTTTTCCGTCATCAGGACAAATTAAAGTAACATCCAATTCTTCTCCAACAGATTTACCCCTAATATTAAGAAATAGATACTCAATATCAAAAGTAGGAAGTGTTTCTACTTTAACTCCTTTAGTGAGAACACAACTCTTAAGTACTGCTTTAATTGCATTTGTGATTTGTTTCGTATCTTCACTTTCTAATGCAATTACAAGTACTTTTTCTTCTTTAACTAAAAAAGGTCTATATTTAACTGTTTTCCCAGTCGAGGGCAACTCCAACTCATAAGTCGGAGTACTAATTTTTGGTAAAGGCATAATGTCCTAATACAATTCAGTGTACTTTATTTATAGAGGTTAAAGAGCTTCTACCCTCATATTAGAACCCTTACCCCAGAACCTTACTTTATTAGTATTAGCAGGTAAACCTTGTCGTCTAAGTGCTTGTTGAATATTGTCACCCAAAATACCTCTTTGCATCATCTGACCAGAAGCAATTTTACCTCCACCAGAACCTCTATTACCTAATCCACCAATATTAAATATTGCTTGTTGCCATGGGTTGTATGAAACACCTGGTTTATTTCCACCTTTAAATTGATGCATAACATATCTTATATAAGACATTTGCACACTACATTTCAATAAATTAGATCCATCATAAGAAACTGGCATAGAAGTTATACTACGTGGAAAACTTCTTACAAATTGATATTCTAATGAAATTCCAGTTCCTTGTCTAACCCTATAAGAGCTTGAACCAGATGGCTGAAAAGGTGCAGTAATACCTTTTACGTCATTAGTTTGATCTTCAAAATCTTTTTCAAACTTTATTACCTTTAATCCCTGAGCAACATAATCATCGGGATACATATTTCTGTAATTAAAATTCCCATCAAGTGCATCATTCTGATCTTCATTAACAATTTCATTCATCCAAGTTTCAAAAAATACAATAGGTAAATAATTTTTAGCATCTACATAAAAAGTTAAATCAATAGTTTCATCATATATTCTTCTATATGCATGTCTTTCCGTCACTCCCGTAATATTATTCATTACCTCCGTAGTTGCTAACTGAGATCCAGGAAGAACTGCCTCACTACACAATAGATTTAATTGATTTTGCTCAACAGCCACTGTACCCAATACATCTTTAAGAGTGCTTTGAAGTGACCCAGCAGGAAGTCCTATCTCAACATAAAAATGCGACGTTGTTGAAGGACGAAGTAAATTGGATTTAATATCAGAAACCGTTTTCCCTTCAAGAAGTTCTTTTGCTTTTCCTTTAGTAACAGGCATCTATAAATACTTTTTGACCTTATATATTATGTAGCCAAGTAAATGGCAGAAAGT